GAAATTCTTTATTTTTACTATCGTAATCTAATAGGATATCCGTAGTTGCATTAACATATGCGATATCTGCCTTACTTTTAACATATGTAATATCCGCTTCTGCAGTGCCAACTAACGCTTCTCCTAACATTAAAAATCAGCCCTTACTTTAAATTTTAATCGATCATATAGAGTTAAAACAGCCCCACTTGCATAAGTTAATTCAACCTCACCTTCATAAGTGCCAGCAGCAACATCCAAAGTGGTGGAGCCCCATGGCACATAGCATTTTCCATCCGCATACGGAGCGACTTTTACACAAGTCATCGTATCTAGGATAGTTGAACTACCTAGGGCACGGAATTTTAATCTAACTGTAGGATCGGTAATATCGATGACAGCCCATGTAGCTGAGTCATCAGGGTCAAGAGTTTGACCACTTGCGGCGGTGTTAGAATCTTTTAAGGTAAGATTAATCTCAGGTTTGGTATCACCCGACACTAAATTAATAGTCTCGTAATAAGCCATGTTTAACTCCAGTTGGAGGTTTTATCTCAGCATTGGCTATGCAGCGTTTGCTATTGTAGAATACGTTAATATTTTAAGAAGTCAAATTAATTATACAAATCCATTGTCCTCTAATTTAGTATTAATCTCAATATTGTTATTTCCCCACATGCCAGAATTAATAAGCTGTTTACAGCTAGCCTCATAACGCATGTAGTAAGTATTATTCTCGTCTTTCATATCCCCACTAATAGCACCATGTGCTTTATACGCAGCATAATTTAACAATGCTTCTGTGTATACTTCATTAATTTTTAAATCCGCATAGGTTGTTTTAGCTTTTGCAGGTGCTGCTGCGTATTTTAAAAGAATTTGAGTACGTTGAGGGGTTTCCGCATCTGTACCTTTAATAACTGCTTTAAATGGTTCAGGTATAAGAATAGATACATGTTGATCTACATCAGATACTAATTTTACTGAATCATCTTTAATAGCTACTTGTACAAAATCAGAAGCATAGTATGCATGAATAGGGACAAGGAAATTTGAAGGTAAAGTGTACTCTTCCCCATTTACTGGATTATCCATTTCATATGTTTTCACCAGTAAATGAAATCTTTTATGTAAAGCTAAATTAGCTAAATTTACATAATTAATAAATTTATTCTGATTAACTACTTGTACTGCTGTTGGTGATGGACTTGGATTAGCAGTCATATCCCCAACACTAGCAATAGCAAGCTTGCTGCATTCTCCAGTAGTTAAATAATCAATATATTCTAAAACTTTCATATCATCCCCTAAAAAGGTGGGTAGGCAGAGGGGGGCCGAACCCCTCTACCTATCCTGGAGGGCATCGACCCGGTGAGAAAGCAGGTCGAAGCAAGCCGTTAAACAAAGTAGGAACTGTCTCCTGCTTTTTTTGTGCTACCATCATCACCCCACATTATTGAGTTTTCTAACTCGTCAGTATCTTCTTCCTGTGGCCCTACTTCACTTGGTTTCCATGCGTTTAATTCCGCTAACATAGTAATTGTATCTATCTGGTCATCGTGCTTACTTTTAAACCCCTTAAGAGTAGCTAAAGATAATTCAAAAAGCAACTCCTCAAGTTCTTCACTATCTTTTAATTCTTCCGGCAACCAGATCTTTTTAGATTTAAACAGCGGAATCGCATTCTGCTGAAACCTACTCATCTTATCTTTAGTAGGTCTGATGCCTATTGTATTACTATTTTTTCCTTTAGACAAAGTAAAATAATTATTTCGTTGCCCCATTTCATTCTGAATCCAACTAATGAATCCTCCCTGTTGTCCAGTAGTTTCGATACCTACTTCCTGAGGTCTATATTCCTGAACTAAGCGAAACAATTCATCGATGGTATGATCCATCAAAGCCCGTTTACAGAATCCATCTACCCAGAGCCAATCTCCGTTATTATTGTATGCCCACACATTAATTACACTAAAATCGGCGTGTTCCTTATCACTAGTTGCAAAGTCAGTAGTGACATAAAAATTATAGGCTCCCTTATTTTTAAGTACATTACTTCTTTTGTACCAAATAATATCTGCATCATTAACTAATCGGTCCTCTTCTGATGTAATTCTTAGCATTAACTCCTGGTTAAATGAATCGAGTTTTCCCGCGCCTTTGGCTTTAAAGTATTGAGTATTAACATATTCATAACTAAAACGATCCGTCCACGCACCCTTAAATTCTTCCTCACTACAAGGAAATTTCTCGCATACTGGGTACACATTAACATGCCAAACCCCTGATTCTATGGCCTTATACAGAGGGTCCTTAGCATTAAACGGAGTTCCAGACCAAATAACTTTACGTTTATTCGGATGTAAGGCGTAATCAATAGCAGAATAGACGGTGTTTTCCACATTCTCGATAATAGTCGCAGACCTAGCATCTTCATCTCCTAGTAAATCATCAAGTACTGCAAGTTGTGGTCTCGTATTCAATTCGACTGTACCACGAACACCGGTCTTTGCTCCATGGCCAGTAACAACAAATTCCTTTCCTTCCATATTTTTAAAATACCACCTAATATCTGTAAATCTGGACTCTTTAATAAATGATTTTAAAAACGCACTTTGTTCACATCGGCGCTCCATACGGAGCCGCATCTTTTTTACTCCATTCTCAATGCTATCTGACAGGTATAACGCGTAATTTACCTCTCCAAATCCAGGGATTGCCCCATAAATAGCTATATATAGGAACAAGTATTCGGCAAATATAGTAGTTTTGGCCAATCCACGCGCACACATATTAGCGGTGTTCTGGTTTTTACCTGCTATTTTATCCAGCATTTTGTAGTGGATTACGGGAGTTTTATTCTCTTCTCCCTTCTCACCATTAACTAACTTGATAAATGACACGAATTCCAGGGCGAATTCACTAGGTACATAGGTAGGATCATCATTGTAATCAATGTCATTAAGCCACTCGTCTACTGTTTTTTTAATTAGGGGCATTATTCATCTCCTACATATCCTAGTGGTAAAAAGTCAAGCATATCAATCATTAAGCACCTCATAGGTTGTTTCTATCGGTTCGACTTTCTTAGCTATTATTTCGCTATGCGCTATTTCTTTCGCACTAGATTGGCCATTTAAGATCATTTTTAGCTGTTGCTGTGCAAGAGCCTTAGTAGTATTCCTAAGGTCTTCTACTACATCATTGCTATACCCGATATCAATTTCTACTTTAGCAGCAGTAGGAGCCGTTAGATTACTAATCAGTGACTCAGCTGCCTTCTGTCTCACTAGCTCTGATTTAGCAGTACGCATTAATTCTGCCTGTGTATTAATAGCTTCCTGGTACACACCGGCATTTAATATATGCGTGGGTACCATGGTCTGTTCCATGATTTTAGTTATTAGTCCTGTTTTACTATAATTATCAGCAAAACTAGCTATATAGGACCCTGATGCTCCTTTATTTACTAGATTCTGGTATCTATCCGGGAATACTTTACTATAGGCAGTAGATGCCTTATCCCCTATTAATCTGAGAGATACGAATTTCACGGCATTGACGTATGCCGTTAGGGAGTATTTTCCAGCAGATAACACAGAAGAATACGTCAACGCGTTATCTCTAAATACTCTTCTTAATTCACTATCCGCTTCTGAGTTAATGATATCAACAACTTTGTCTGTTATATGCTTACGAAAACGCTTATCTGGTACAGCCCCAGACAACATTTCCTTAGTTAAGTAATCTGTTGTTTCTAAATCAGTACCCGTATCTTTTAGATTAACTAATTGCATTTTTTACCTCATTCCATTTATTGATTAAAACATTATGGGATGCTCCTGCTGAGTAACATTCATGTGGGGACACCATCCATATATCTTTATTAACCTGAACTAAGACACCCTTTTCCACTAATTCCTCCCAGTATTTATCCCAGGTTCTGTAGTCTTTAATCCAATTAACTGCCCCTATAAACGCCTTCCTATCTATCAAATTGTCTTTATTGGACAATAGTGTTAGCGGCAGCAATAGAGCACACGCTGTTTTAGATAAGGATTTCCCACCTGCTGTTTCTAAATTTATATATTTATTCACTTCTCAGTCCTTTACTAGTCTGGGTATCCCACATGTGCTTAACTATAAAATACTGCCTATCGTTCCCATTAAACATGATATCCGGATTAAGCATATACTCTTTCTTGGTATATTTCCTAATAAAATCAGACCTCTTCAGGGTCCGCAGCCCACGATGAAAATCATGCAGGGTCATCCCTGTCTGCTCACATATAGTCTTAGGGGTCCCCACCACCATATTCACCCTATTGATCTTATACATTATCTTCAGCAGAACCAGCGCGGCATCACTCGATAGCTTATTATTAGCTAAAAGAGTAGCAGGGGGTGTCCCCAATTGAAATTTATTAAACATTGCCTTCCCTCCGATAGAAACAACTCAATAGATCATATTGAGAATGGAAAAATAATATACCCAAAAACAACAAATAGCAACATTTAACTTCAGTTTAATCTCACATTAGAGATTAAACAGGGTAGTTTAATCTCAGATATGAGAATAAACAGATTTTGAGAATGAATATAGCCCCTATATAACAATAATTTATAAGTAGTATATCCTTCTCTAAGAATAAGAAGAGTCCTCCGGACTTCTCGCCCCTTCGGGGCTTCAGTCCGTCGTCCTCTGCTACCGCATAATTATATTATATAAATAAGATAGTTTTAAAAATTCC